CCGCAGACCGCAGACCGCAGACCAGCAGACAATCAGACCGCAGACCGCAGACCGCAGACAATCAGACCGCAGACCGCAGACCGCAGACCGCAGACAATCAGAGAAAACAAAAAAACCCGATTCACCGCCGTTTTATGGGATTTGAATCGGGATTTTTGGGCCGGCGCTGGCCGGCGTGATACAGCGCGAAAATTAAGGGTTATTTATGCATCATTAGCTCCCCCTAAATAGGCGTCAATGGCGTCGGATATTGTGTATTTATCGATTGTCGCGCCACGCGATATTTCCTCGTTTATGTAATCGGATAAATATTGCATAAACGCATAAATGTTTTGTATTTCCAATTTTGTCATTTTTAGCCCTTAAAAATTTGAATTGTCTTTTCCACTGATTTTCTACCTGCGCCATGCGCGGGAAAACCGACGATGACGTCGCGTTGACGTGCGCACAATTGGCACGTCGCGCACGATACACCGTCGCGAATAGTGGCAGGGCAAATAACGACGCGACGGCCCATTGGGGTAAATGTGTTTTCTGTAGAATCGGCAGGTAAAACAGTTACAACGGGCCCGATTTTCAAATTTGCCAATTTATCTGCATGGTCTAAATTATTGGCGCTTAAATTTACAGTAAAACCCCATTCATTCGCGCCTTTTATAAATTTTGCATTGTCGCCAATAGCGGGCGAATAATGGGTATATGTAAAACCCCTTAAACCGATATTCGCACGCACTATTTCACCTAATGCGGCGCCGTCGATATGCTCGCCGTCGCCCGATAGGTCTCCCGCTTGCGCATGACGCCACAATTGACCGGCCGGAAAATTTGAAATTGTCTCAATATAACCGGCCAAGTCAGTGCCACGCGTCCCGTCGTTTACTTTGCCCCAATGCAAGGCCAACGGCCCTGATTTTGCGTAACATCCACCGGCTTTGAATGGGCACGCATTGGGGCACGTATCGGCCGAGATAGTGCTCACAGGTATCGGGCCGGTTTTGGCATTTCCTGATTTTAACGTGATATGGTAAAACGTCATTTTTAACCCCGATAAATAATAGTTGAAACGTAAAATATAGAATCGGATATATCACATTTTCCAATGTGAGTTGGGGTTTTAAAATCGTCAAATTTGCCACCGTATAACGTGTTCATGTAATCGGTAAGCTGTTCTATTTCAACATCCGATAATCCACTCGTATCGCCGGCAAATATCGCCGGCAAGAATTTATCGTCAACGTTTATTAAAATTCGCATTATTAACCCCTTACATGAATAATATTGAAATGGTCACGCATAAATTAATAAGCACAAATTTCCCCCAAAATTTTATTGTAAACGTCACGTTTAGAATGATAATACTCGGAGTTATTTTCACCGGCGCGAAAATTTGACCACTGATTCTGTTTAGAGAATCGTTCTATATCGCTTTGCAAATTATTATTAGAATAATGGGCTTTGAATCCATTAATATCATAATGCGCGATAAACCCAGAACAATTATATAAATAATCGTATCCGGTTTTATTTAGTTTATTAATATCCTTGCAAGCGGCCAAAACGTTTTTAACTATTAGCGCTTGTTTTTTTGTGTCAATTGGTTTAATCATAATTTTCCCGTTTTGACTTTGTTAATTGCTTCAGTGCGAGAATTGGCACGCACATAAACTACACGCGGCTCGCCGTCAACCCAGCCCCACACGCCCCACACGTTACACGGCGTGCCCCAGTAAGCCCCGCCCTTATCGTATCCGTCGCCCCCGCCTTGGTGGCGTGCATGAAAACACTTTGCACCGGCTAAATTTGCGGGGTTATCCCCACGCCGGCCCATTGGTGCACCGCGCCGGCTTGAAACGTCAAAAAATGGGTTAAATTGTTTTCTCATGGTTTGCCCCTTATTTGCTTGTTTTGCGTGCACTGATTCGCACGCTGTAGAACGGATCGCCCGTTGACGTATGCGCGGTTATCAATTGACGCGACGGGTTAAATTTTGCGGCTATGCTTTGCCAATCAATCACGGCGCGGCCGTCGCTGTAAGTTATAGCGCACCGGTGCAAAGTGCCGTCGATTGTGCCGGCGCCGGTTTCAATTAATAAATCCTTTAGTTGTTTTTCTTGTTGCATTAAATCGGCAATTTCCGATTTAATAGCGGCCAATTCGTCGACGACATTGGATAAATTTAATTTAGTGATAATTTGCATTTTCTATCCTTTAGGGTTTAGGGTTTAGGGTTTAGGGTTTAAGGGTTTAGGGTTTATTTGACCAAAACGTCAAAATATTTCAAAGCAAAAAAGCATAGAACGGCCGCGATAGCCAATGCTGTTGAAAAATCCAAAAATTTATCCTTAATCATTCTCTATCCTTTAGGGTTTAGGGTTTAGGGTTTGGTTTTCATGCTTCGCGCTATTGCGTCGCATGGTGTAATTCTATCCTATAACGGCTATCATTTAAGGATAGTTGACAAAAAAAACAATAGATTTTTTGTAAAGTTATGTAAAGTGCAAAATTAATTTAGCGGCCCAGCACTTAGCGGCCCATGCACAATGCGGCCCATGCACTTAGCACAATGCACTTAGCGGCCCAGCACTCAGCGGCCCATGCACTTAGCGGCCCATGCACTTAGCGGCCCATGCACTTAGCGGCCCATGCACTTAGCGGCCCATGCGCTTAGCGGCCCATGCAACAATGCACCGATAAAGCTAAGGGCCGTTAACAATGGCCGCTTATCCATCTACGCGCGAATCGGCCAAGATTAAGAAAAACCGATATACAATTCATCGATTCGGACATCATTTCACGCATGGGTTATGCGCTAAAGCACTGATTTAACATAATGACAGTTGTATCAAATGGGTTTTCCCCTATGCGGCTCGATTCGCTGCACCGATCCGGCCCGATCCGGCTTCGGCTTTGCACTTTTTGCGCCGGTTTAGGGTAAAAAGGGACTCTAGGCTCCCCCCCACCCTAAAAAAGCCCCTCCACCCTACCGCATTTTTCGCCTACCAATCTAAAAATCATTTCCGCAATCGCCCAAAATTTTTTTTATTTTCTAATCTATTAGAGGTGCGAAATAGTTTCGCATCCATCCCCATGAGCATAATGCTTGCCTTGCAACTGGTGCCCGTGATATAAACGGCGCATGAGAAAGCCACCCCGACCAGCAGTTCGTTATAGTGAGGCCGTTGCGAATCAAATCTTGGATTTGATGATGCAAGGCCATTCTGTTCACGAAATCGGCAAAATGCCTGGTATGCCGTCTGATTTTGTGATTCGCAAATGGGCGATGGATAACCACAGTGGATTTGGTGACAGGTACTGGGACATTCGCAGGGCCATTTATGATGGTTTGTTGGAAGAGATTCTGGAAATTGCGGATGACAGTAGTGGGGATGCGTTTATTGACCAAGAGGGTAATCGCAAGATGGACAATGAGTTTGTCCAGCGGTCACGTTTGAGGGTTGATACAAGAAAGTGGATTTTGTGCAAGGTGTTGCCAAAAATTTATAACAGTCCTGCCAATGGCACTGCCGAAGTAGATACGAAGGTAGTTGTTGAGGGCGGGTTGCCTGATGCCTAAGGTTACGTTACCTACTCTTCATTCTGGTCAGGTGGAGATATGGCAAAACAAGAGTCGATTTAATGTAGTTTGCTGTGGTCGCCGTTGGGGTAAAACCAAGATGATGGTGACGATTGCGGCGGATACGGCTTTGAAGGGTTTTCAGGCGGGGTTATTTACGCCTGAGTGGCGTCAGTTGGCGGAGCCGCAGACAGAGTTGCTGGATATATTGAAGCCGGTGACTAAGTCGGCCAGTAAGACTGAGGGGGTTATTCGCTGCACGACTGGTGGGGTGAATGATTTTTGGGTGGTGAATGACAACCCTTTGGCTGGGCGCGGGAGGACGTACAAGGTTGGGTTTTTGGATGAAGCGGCTTTTACGAAGCCCGACATGATTGATATTTGGTCAAAGTCTATTAAGCCGACATTATTGACAACCAAAGGGTCGTTTTGGTTGTTTTCTACGCCCAATGGGGTGGACCCAGATAATTTCTTTTACCGTGCTTGGCATGATGAGGAGTTGGGGTTTAAGCAGTTTTATGCACCCACAAGCACTAATCCTTATGTGCCTTTGGAGGAGCTGGAAAGTCTGAAGAGGACTGAGCATCCTTTGGTGTATCAGCAGGAGTATGAGGCCAAGTTCATTTCATGGGCCAATTCCACGTTTTTTAGGCTTGAGTATCTTTTAGAAAATGACCAGCCAGTAGAACCTGTCATGAAGTGTGATGGGGTCTATGCGGTGATGGACTGCTCGGTGAAGAGTGGTAGTGAACATGATGCCACTGCCGTTGTTTATTATGGGTTTTCTAAGTATTACGGCCATAAGTTGGTGGTGTTGGATTGGGAGATGTACTCGATTGATGCGGCGTCATTGGAGCATCTGGCCCCCAAGGTGATTGAGAAATGCGAGATGCTGGCGAGTACTTACCAGGCTCGGAGTGGCTCAATGGGGTTGTTTGTTGAGGATGCTGCGGGTGGCAGTGTATTGATCCAACAGGCGAGGACTCGTGGATGGCCTGTTCGGGCGTTGTCCAGTCGTTTGATGAGTAAAGGTAAGGATGACCGAGCCTTTATTGTTGGGGGGCCAGTGGCAAGTGGTTTGTGTAAGATCAGTCGATATGCTTATGAAAAGGTATTGAGTTGGAAAGGAAGGTCGATGAATCACTTCCTGCATCAAGTAACTACCTTTAGAATTGGGGATAAAGAGGCTGCAAAGAGGGCAGATGACTTGCTGGACTGCTTTACTTATGGTGTAGCGGTGGCGCTGACTGATTATTCGATGATGATTTGATTATCGAGCAAGGGATGATATGAGCAACATAACCATTAACGGCACGGGGTATCCGAGTCCTTTGATGAACATTCTGAATATGGATGTGCAGCCAGGGGCGCAGTTGTCCTATGAGGACGCAAAAACTTTGTGGATATACCACCCTCTGGCCGCAAAGGTTGTGGAAAAGCCTGTTCGATTGGCGTTGTCTAAGCCACGGCAAATCAGCATTGGTTCTCCTGTTGAAGATTTGCTGATCAAGGCGTTCATGAAGGAATGGAATGAGTTGGATTGCACCAACCACATTCGTGATTTGTTCCAGATTAGTCGGGTTTATGGTGTTGGGGCGGTTGTGGTGAATGCGCCTGATATGCCGACCGATGCGCCGATTGATTTTTGGAAATTGGGTGAAGTAAGTGATTTGTATGTGAACGTGCTGGATGCTTTGAATCTGGCGGGTTCTGTGGTGACGAATCAGACGCCTAATGCGCCGGATTTCCAAAAGCCATTGAAATACATCACGGCTGCGGGTCAGCCTTATCACCCCAGCAAAAGCGTGACTGTGTTTCATGGCACGCCCATTTATTTGGATTTTCAAAGTTCGTCACTGAGCTTTTCTGGACGTAGTATTTTCCTTCGGGCTTTATACCCACTGAAGTCGTTTGTGCAGTCAATGCAGGTGGACGATTTGGTGTCGTTAAAGGCTGGGTTGTTGGTTGCGAAGATTCAGCAACCTGGCTCCATCATCAATAACCTGATGGAAAAAGCGGCTGGTTACAAGCGTCAGTTGCTGCAAGAGGCGTCTACTGGAAATGTGTTGAGCATTCAGCCTGAGGAGAATATTGAGAGCATTGACCTTAATAATACCGATAAGGCGATGACGGTGGCACGGGACAACATCATTGCCAATATTGCTGCGGCCAGTGATGTGCCAGCGATGTTGATCAAGGATGAGGCGTTCACCAAAGGGTTTGGTGAGGGCACTGAGGACACCAAGCAGATTGTGCAATACATTGATGGTTTGAGACATGAAATGCGACCTGCATTTGAGTTTTTTGATCGCATTGTGATGCACAGGGCTTGGAACCGTAACTTCTTTGAGGCTTTGAAGAATGAGTATCCTGAGTTGTACTCGGATGCGACTTATGAGAAGTTTTTCTTTGAGAGCAAAGATGCTTTTGAGGCCAAATGGCCCTCATTGATGGAAGAGCCTCACAGTGAGGTGATTAAGGGCGAAGAGGCCAAGCTGCACGGCATTACCGAGATATTGCGGACATTGATGCCAGCGGTTGACCCTGAGAACCGTTCTAAATTAATTGAATGGGCTGAGAACAATATCAACAACATTCCTGAAATTTTCTCCAGTGAGTTGCGGTTGAATATTGATAATTTGAGGGATTATGAGCCGCCAGTGGCTCCGATGCCTGATGTTAAATTGCCGCCCCCATCCAGAGGGACGTAATGGCTAAAGAGCGGTCATTTTCGACAGTTTTAGGCTTGGCAGTGGGGGCCATTGCATTGTATGGATTGCTGTCGAGTAAGCAGTTGAAGGACTGGGAAAAGGCTTTGATTGCGGCGGCGCTCTTTACGTTCATGCAGCCCAAGGAAATGAACGTGGTGCTTTATAAGCGCCTAGACGGCATTTATAAGGACATGGTGACAGATAAGAAGCTGCTGAAAAAGTATCCCAATATGGACCGTGGGGCGTTTGACAGGGCCAAGGACAAGATACTGCACCGACTGGCGCTGCGTAAGTTTTTGGGAGCGGATTTAATTGAAAAAAATTACAGAGAGTCAATTGACACCGTGGTTAGGCGTTTTATTGGATGGGCCAGCAGCGTACCTGCGGGTGGCATCAAAGAACTCGATAGGGAAGTCGAAAAACGCAAAATCCAAAAGGCTATCTCGAGCGTGGACGCAGAAGGCAAGTTTATTGTTCGAGATCAGATGCACAAATTCCAGACTGAGATTGAGGAAATACTCAGCGTAGATGGACAGGCGATTGCGGCCAAGTGGCACTCACAGTGGCGAGTGCCAGGTTACAACTACCGTGAAAAGCACAAGCACATTGATGTGAGTGGTGAGGTGTTTGTGATTCGGGACAACTGGGCATTGCAGGGTAGGCTGATGAAGTTATCGGGCAGGAAGTATACGGATTCGATTATTCGCCCAGGCATGGAGCCGAATTGCAAATGCGTTTATGAGTACATTTATTCATTATCTGACTTGCCTGATGATATGTTGACGGCCAAAGGTCGTGCAGCTATTGCGGCAAAGCTAAAATAGGTCATACAATAAGATATGCCAACAGTAAGTCCAGCTCAAGAACGCTTAATGCAGGGCGTTGCACACAATCCCGCTTTCGCTAAGAAAGTGGGCATTCCCCAATCTGTTGGTAAAGAATTTGTTGGTGCTGATGAAGTGCCAGAAATTACTGACGATCCGATTCACGCATTGGTTCACCCAGATGATGGTGACCCATGCTGGGAAGGTTACAAACAAGTGGGCATGAAGGAAAAGGGCGGCAAGCCCGTTCCTAATTGTGTGCCAGAAGATGATTCTGAAGCGTGGCAGAAAAAAGAAGGTAAGAACAAAAACGGCGGCTTGAATGAAAAAGGCCGTGAGTCTTACAACAAAGAGCATGGCGCTCATCTTAAAGCGCCCCAGCCCGAAGGCGGTCCGAGAAAAGAATCTTTTTGCGCTCGGATGCAGGGCATGAAAGAAAAGCTCACATCTGAAGAAACCAAACACGACCCAGATTCTAGGATTAATAAATCGCTTAGAAAATGGAAATGCAATGATGATGGTTTGGAGTCTGAAGTCATGCTGAATGATGAGGCTCAATTCCAATCTGCTGACACGTTACCCAAAGACCCTCAAGGTGGTCCTTTCACACGGGCAGCGGGGATTATGTTTGTCACGAATGACGGCGAAATCCTATTGATTCGGCGCGGTAATGGTGGAGATTATCCTGGCACTTGGGCTGTTCCTGGGGGCCACCTCTGTGAGGGTGAATCCGATGAGCAAGCTGCAAGACGCGAGTGCAAAGAGGAAACGGGCATCGACTTCCAAGGCCCACTGGAACGATTGCATGATGACGGGCAATTTGTCACGTTTCTTGCAAGAGGTGTGGAGAAGTTCCCCGTGCGACTCAACTATGAGTCAACCGGATACGACTGGTGCAATCCAGATAACGCCCCCTCGCCCCTTCACCCAGGCCAAGCAGTTGCATTTCGAGTGGCCGGAGCTGGAACAGAATTAGATATTGCCCAGTTGATGATGGAAGATATTCTTCCTAGTCCACAGCCCTATGCGAATATGCACTTGCTGAATATTCGCATTACGGGTACTGGTTTGGCGTATCGCAGCAAAATTGGTGAACACGTTTGGCGAGATGCCAGCTTGTATTTGAATCAAGAATTTGTTGACCGTTGTAATGGTTTGATGGTGATCATGGATCACCCAGACGGTTCTGTTTTGGATACAAAAGAATTTAAGGATCGAGCAATTGGCTCCATCATGTTGCCCTATATCAAGGGTGATGAGGTGTGGGGTATTGCGAAGATTTATGATGACAAGGCGATGGCTGAAATTTGCGAAGGCGATATTTCAACAAGTCCTGCGGTAGTATTTGACGAATTCAGTGGAAATACTACACTACGCACTGAGACTGGTGAGCCATTGCTTATAGAAGGTACTCCATTTCTTTTGGACCATATTGCGATTGTTACTAAATCGCATGGATCAAAAGGAGTGTGGGACAAAGGTGGCGATCCAGCCGGAGTTTTATTAACCAACCCTGAGGTGTCTGATATGACAGAGAAACTTGAGCCGAAGGCAGATGCCGCAGGCGATGCGTTTAGCACCATCCTGACCGAATTGAAAAAACTTTCAGTTCGCATGGATGCTATGGAAAATATGCCAGCTCCCCCGCTGGTGTCTGCCGCTGATAAAAAGCGTAAAGACGATGACGAATCCAAAATGGATGACGATGAGTCCAAAATGGACGATGACGATTCCAAAATGGATGATGACGACAAATATGTTGCTCGCAAAGGCGATGACGACATGAAGAAAAAAGACGATGACATGAAGAAAAAGAAGCGTAAAGACGCTGAAGGTTCTAATCCCCATGTTCATGGTCCTGCTGGCGAAATCAAGCCTGATGATGACGAAGACATGAAGATGGACGATGACGAAGAAGAAGCAATGAAAGCTGACGAAGAAGAAGCCGCTATGGCTGATGCTCAAGCTCATTGCGACAGCGTCATGGCTGCATTTGGCAAGTCTGCTGGCCGTCCTTTGAAGGGCGAAAACCTGATGGCTTATCGCAAGCGTCTGCTGCGCGGTGTTCAAGGCTATTCGGATAGCTGGAAGAATGTCGATCTGAAGTCCATCAAAGACAACGCCATGTTGGCTATTGCTGAAAAGCAAATCTACGCTGAAGCCTTGGCTGCTAGCAAAGCACCTGGCGCTTATGCCGATGGTCAATTGATTGAGATGACTGAGCGTGATCGCGCTGGTCGTACCATCACCAAGTTCAAAGGTTCTATCTCTGCATGGCTGGATGACTTCAAGTTGCCCTCAATGCGTGTGACTGCCTTTAACCTCCCTAACAACCAACGCTAAGAGGTAAACCATGTCAGGTTCTATTGCTTTTAATCCGATGTTGACGACCAACGCACAAGGTCTGTTCAACACCAACTCGGCTGGCTTCACTCAAGGTGATGCTCAAGACGATCCCGCAGTCAAGTTCTTCTTGGCTGGTGGTATTGTTACTTCCTCGGCTTCTACTCCTTTGTGGGGCGGTCTGCCAATTTCGGAAGACATTCCTGCTGCTGCTACTCAACCTGGTACTAACACTTTAGGTTCCACCATTGCGTTGGCTACTAATTTGGCTAACACCACAGGTATCTCGGTGTTCAACCAAGCCTACGGCGGCGTTACAACTCCTACCAGCACTGCTCCTCAGTTTGCTGCTGGTTCGAGCATTAACTACTACCGTTTCGGTTCTGGCGCTCGTATTCCTTTGCGAATCAACCCCGCATTGGTTTCTTTGGACGGTGGTCTGATTACACAACAAGTGTCTTGGGACTACACCGCTCAATGGATTACCACCTATGATGGTACTAACGCATTCCCTGTGCGTATCCTGAACATCAGCACTACCGGCAATAAGACTGTTAGCTATAACAGTGGCACTGGTGCTGTGAACTGGATTTACACAGAAGCTGTGGCTGTGTGCCTGATCTAATTAACTAAGAAAGGAACACAATCATGTCCGGATTTGCACCGTCATTCATTACCGCCAACCCCCACTTCATGATGCCTGAACTCATCATGCAGTACAGCTTGGCATCTGGCGCTTTCACAACCTTGGCTGGTGAAAACCCCATGCCTCGTTTGGGCGAAAGCGATCTGTACGTCTATGCGAAAAAGATTCAACTGACCACTCAAGTTCAGGCAAATCAATCGCAAGTCAACCAACTGCCTAGCGCATCGGTCATCCCTTCGATGATCAGCACTGCTACTTACCGTATGCAGACTCGCGCTCAGTACGATGGTTTCGATGAAGCTGCAACCTCGCACTGGGGTTACTCTTTGCCCGAAGCCATGCGTCTGGCTGCTCGTCAAGGTATTGCTCAACAAATGCGTAATGCTTTGTTGTACGGCTTTAACCCTGCCAACGGCGAAGGCTTGATCAACACTTCCGGCGCTACAACCGCTTCGCTGGGTGCTGACTCTAACGGCAACACTGGTTACAGCACATGGGATTCGGGCCAACTGGCTCAGTTCTTGTTGAACCTGATTGGTGCTTTGAAGGTTCGTACCCTGCAAATCGGCCAACCTTTGCGTTTGGTGTTCTTGGCTCCTCAACGCTTCATTAGCCAAATTTCTTATTCTGGCGTGGTGTCTTTGACTCAGTTCCAACGTATTGGTGCTGGTGTTGAAACCGCTGCTGGTTTGGTTGAAACTGTGGCTAAATGGGCGGGTGGTGATGACATCAGCTTCGCTGCTGATGACACACTGATCGGCCAAGGCGCTGGTGGTACTGATGCTATCTTGTTGATCGCTCCCGAACTCAAGATTCCTAAGGCCAACAACAAGATCAACACCAACGTGTTTGCTCAATTGACGCCTAACCAAACTGCTACTTCTTTGATGTTGACAGACGTTTCGGCTCCTACCGAAATTCCTACTCCCATCCCTGATGGCGGCATCACTACGCTGTACACAATGCGTTCGACTTCTGGCTGGGGTATCCGCCCTGAAGCACTGACCATTTTGTCTGCTGCATATTGATTTTTTAATCAATATAGAAAAAGCCCACTTCGGTGGGCTTTTTTTACGCCATAATATATCCGCTCAAGTGATGCTGAGTGCGTTTTTAAGAAGACCTCGGGCCAATCCCAAAAGGATTGGCGCATCACCCGAGGTCTTCACCCAATGGGGAAAATCATGCCTAAACTGTATATTGCCAATTGCTCTAAGCAAGAGTTCCACTTCACCTATATGTTGCCCGAAAATGCTCGTCCTTTTTCGCATCATATTCGTGCAGGTAGCCAAATCGAGCTGAACCATAACCAAGATGAAACTGACCGAATCATCCAACAACACGCTGTGTATGGAATGATGGAAGTTGGTAAAGTTAAGAAAGGTTTTGGTGGTTTGGTTTATCGTATGGATAAGCCAATTAGCGTTGAAGCCATTCAAAATGGATTTACTCAAAGTGAGCAAGAGCAGATTGACCGTGCGTTGCAAGCCCGTACTGTGACGGCGGTTGTGGCTGATAAGATGATGTCTGATCGGGCGCAAGAGCTGGGTCTGCGTCAAAAGGCAGCGTTGGAAGTTGAAGTTGTTGAAGAGTCAAAAGGTATTACTGATACCAATGAGAATAAGTTCAACGAAACAATCACGGTTGTGAAAGACGGTGGCGCAGAACCCGCTAGACGTGGTCGCCCCCGTAAGTCATAATCAAACTCTCCATTCCTTAAGGGTGATTCGCAGTTGCCCCTTTAAGCCCCACTCGTTGGGGCTTTCTTTTTTTTAAGTTGTGCCTACAATAGCAATATGCCAGATTCAACACCAACTCTTACAGGCTTTGAAGCATGGGTATATGCCGTGATGGGTATACCTACTGCGGCGATGCCAGCAAATGACCCAGGCTTTGCGAATGCGTTTGCATTTGCTATGGCGTTGGTTCCAACAGAGATGGCGGCTATTGATACCAGCGGCATTATTTATACGGCCACTGTGTACAACTGGGGCGGCAGCCAAATCCTGCAATATCAGCAGGACCAAGGTGGTCAGACTTACTTTAGCAAGGCCAGAACGGCATACGGCATCAATAACTTTGTGGCCGGTGTGATTTCTGAGGCCAGCGACACGGGAACAAGCCAATCGTTGCAAATCGGCAAGGGATTGTCGAATATGGACTTGTTGAGCTTGCAGCGAGTCAAAGACCCGTATGGACGCCAAGCATTGGCGTATATGCAGTCTTTGGGTACTTTGTGGGGATTGACTTGACCAAGGTAAATATTGGCGTTGCATCAGATGCCGTATATCCGGATGGTAAGTCGTTGGTGAATGTTGCTAAAGAATTAGAGTCCAATTACGCTCTTTTTACTGCATTCGCATTGGATAATATGGGTTTGATCGCTGAAAGCGTTAGCCAAAGTTATGCCAAATCACTATTTTCTAATGATCGCCCTGATTTTTTGGGTGCTGATGTGGTGCTGAGTGACGAATTCCAGACGTATTTGCTGGAAGGAAAAGTCGAAACCAGCGGCAATGCCAAGGGCGATGTCCCTACAAAAGCGGCTTTGAAGGGTATTTACACCCAATATCAGAACGGTGAGCCTTTCTCTGTGGAGACTGGTGTACGCCGTGAATCGTTTATGGATACCTTGACGCTGTTCAAGAATTTGGCTGTTGAGGTGGATTATCAATAATGGCAACCGTATCTGAAACGATTGGCGCACCACAAGAGCTTGCTTCTGGCTTACAGCTCGGAACGACTACGCTCAGTCAAAATCAGACGTTGTCGTTTGTTTTGTATAGGCGATTGGTCCTGCCAGTAGATGGGTTTGTGTTTTGGGTCAAAGCCAGTTCTTTGAAGAAGAATCCTGAAGCTCTATACGACTTTACGACTTTTAATACGGGCAGCTTTAACTCGCCAGGCCAAAAGGTAAGGGCGTCTGATTCGTTTTCTATTCTTGGTAGTTTGCACTATTTCCAAGAAATTCATCAGGAAGAAGACACAACGTATACACGGCAACTGGGGCTGTTCACATCGACTCAAGAGGTCAATGACTTTGCTCGTTTAATGCCGGATGAGTTGTACATCACCAATTTGCCGAATGGCACTAGAATTGCTTTCAATGGTCAAATTGGGCGTTATGACCAGGCGGGTCTGTGGCACTACAACGGCAGGGCTTTGTACAGCACTGAAGCCACTCAGATTTTAGACAGCCCATCGCAGCTCAATACGCAGTTGCAGATTGTGAGCAACAGCTTGCCGATCTGGTTGTCGATGAGTACAGAGAGTTTGCCAATTTATCCAAGCTATCTGTCTGGCTTGAATATTTACCCGCCTTATGTGACGGCTGACATTACGGGGACCACGGCGATGGGGCAGTCGCCTGTTTATGGACCGTTATCAAGCCAATCACAATTAGTGACTGAGCAGATTAAATTTACTTTTTATGGTCTGAACAACAATGCGGTTTTGGATTTCCAGACCATGTTGTTGAACAACTCTTTGCCGGAAGATGCGGCGTATGGCGTGATGAATATGCCTGTGCCCATTGATGATAAGAAAGTGCAATCAGAGTTCCAAATCATTGCTCAGAAAAAGACAATGATCTTGCAGGTGAACTATTACCAGTCACGGGCAAGGAACATCGCTAGACAATTAATTGAATACGCAGGAATTACTTTAACGCCGTAGTCTTTGACATAAGCGTAATAAGCCCTAAAATCTCTATACCCAACCTTTTATCTGGAGTTCTATCATGTCCATTGGTCCACTTGCAGCGACAGTAGCCGTTTATAACAACGGCACAGCATCTGTTCAAAAACCCGCACAACTTGACGTAGCAGGTAACTTAATTGTTGGTAAAGGTCTGAAGACCGCCAAGAATTTGACCACCAGCACTGTGGTTAAAGCCTCCGCTGGTCGTGTTGCTCGTATCAGCGTTATTGTTGCTGGTAGCACCACTGGCACTATCAATGACGTTGCCACCACTGGCGGCGCAGCTACTGCCAATGAAATCGCAGTGGTTGCTAACACTGTTGGCGTTTATGATATTGATATGCCTTGCGCTACTGGCATCGTGTTTGTGCCTGGCACTGGCATGACCGCTGTTGTCTCTTACTCTTAATCTTATCTAGGGGGCTTTCATGCCGAATATCGTTACCGTATCGGTGAGCCAGCAGGTGGCGTCAGCCCCCTCTATGCTCCAACAAACTGGTGCGTTGATCTCTCAAGGGGCAACCACCTTGGCAAATGGCGGTACACAATTGCTGACTCAAATCAGCGATTTGACTGCCATCTTGAAGACGCCAATTAATATTGCCAGCATTAGCTGGTCTGCTGGGGTTGTGACCGTTAATACGGTTTCTGCTCACACAATCCCTACTGGTCAAGTTGTTCAAGGAACAATCGCTGGCGCTGCGCCAAGCGGTTATGACGGCACATTCGCTTGTACTGGTGTTACAACGACTCAGTTTACTTATCCTTTGGCAAGTAACCCTGGTTCGGAAACAAATCTGGGTACATTTATTTTGGCCGATGTCGCCATGCTGACCGCAATGGCAACCACTTATTTCGGCCAAGGCGGAAATAACGGCGTTTATGTTTTAGAATTGGGTACAGGTGGTACGGCTGCTGGCGTATCGTCTCTGTCAACTTATTTGCAAAACCCCAGCATTAAGTTTTATAGCTATCTGTTCCCCTCGAATTGGGACACTGAAACAACAGCTCCGACTCTTACCAAGCAGTACTCAAATACAACTTCGCAAACTTACTTCTTTGTTACCACGACCACGGCGACTTACTCAAACTGGATTAATATCAAGTCTGTTTTTGCGATGTTGCAAAGCCCTTCGGCTCCAAGCACTGAATTTAGTGCTGCTGCGGTATTCCAAGCTACTTTGGCTTATAACCCCAGCGCATCTAATCTGGCTTCGCCTTTGGCATTTAGCTATCTGTATGGTGTAACGCCTTATGTGTTGACCAACTCCTTGCAGACTACACTGAAGGCTGCTGGCGTTAACTGGGTGAGTACTGGCGCTCAAGGTGGTATTAGCAATACGTTGGTTCTGTGGGGAACCACAATGGATGTGAATCCTTGGAACTACTGGTACTCTGTGGACTGGACAGCTATTAATGTGGCCGAGTTTTTGGCTGCTGCTGTGATCAACGGCTCCAATAGTCCTACCAATCCTTTGTATTACAACCAAGCTGGTATCAATACTTTGCAAAAGGTTGCTCAAGCTACTGTCAACAATGGCATCAGCTTTGGCTTGATCTTGTCTCCCGCCAAAGTTGTTGCAGTTCCATTTAGCACATACGTTAAACAGCACCCAGGCGATTATTCCACTGGTACTTATAACGGTTTGTCTTGCACTTTTGTTCCATTGCGTGGGTTCGAGTCGATCACGATCTATCTCACCGCCTCGAACATCCCCGCTTAAGGAGAATAAGAAATGGCATCAAATCCACAAGTCGTACAAGGTACGCTTAATAGACTGCGGGGATCGGTGGTATTTGCCGATTACCCCGATTTGCAAGTTACATCTGCCTATTTGGCTAAAGAAGCTATTTCCATCAGTTTTGATGGCGATACCTCTTTGCTGATTGGCACTTTGACTGGCGCTGTCACCTCACCCGAACCCTATACATATGGCACAGTAACCATCCACTTGCTGCGTACTCAGGATTTGGCTAATGCGTTCAAGAACCAAATTGAAATTAATACGACAATGGGTTCTGTGAATATCATTGGTGACTCGACTGCTTTGGATAACTTCCAACTCGAAAACTGCATTTTGATGAGCTTGCAAGAAATCACTTTTGACGGCAACCAGGCTGGCCTGATTGTTCGTCTGCGTGGCGTCTACAACATCAATAGCGATCTGTTCGCAGACTCTTAAGCCTATAATGGCGAAACCCCAGAAAGCGGTCAGGCTTTTTGGGGTTTCTAATCAATTGACAACAGAGGTGTCGCATGACTTCTAAGATTTTAATCAATAAGCGCCTGAACTTGGTAGTGTCTACCGAAGTATCTATTGGGCCAATTCGCATTCATTCGGTTCCAGTCAGTCGTGATGTCTTTGAGACATTCTATGAAGAACTGGGCGAAGTCTTCACAAAATCATTTGGTGAGAGCAGTAGTGCCCACATGGCACTATCGGCTCCACAATTGGCCTATGCTGCTTTAAAGAAGTCTGCCAGAGCCAAAGGAACATGGGACACGGTTAAGAGCGGTTTAATTAATGAGATTGTGCGTTTAAGCAATGTGGCGTTTATTGGCAATAAAGGTTGGGAATCCTTGCCGATGGATATTGCTGTGAAGCGTGGCATCTTGGATGAGGATGCAGAAAGCGAGGTGCTTTCTGCTCTCATTTTTTTTACGGCAATTACTTTTGTTTCTCCGAAAAGCATGGCGCAGGGTTTCTTGGACATGGCGTCAGCTTTAAGGAGCTGGGAACTTACTTCGTCCAATTTTACGGAATTCAAAAATGGATTGCCGACATTGACCGAGGAAGAGATTTTGGTGACGACAACATCATCGCGTGTGCCCTCAGTTACTTAACAGATGAGGGGTTCAAAGACTTTATGTCGGAGAACGGTGGTGAGTGGATGGATGTCCATGAATTTAGGCAAAGGCATCTTATCAGCGCATTGAAATCTAGGGCTTTCATTTAACAGCGATGACCCCTAAAATCAAGATATGGCAAACACCACACCCATTATCACGATTGATGTCAATGATGATGCCTTTAAGGCGTTCCAAGCATCATTTGATAAGTTCAAAAAGGTTGTTGATAACTTCTCTAGCAGCTTCAAAGCTGTCGGTGACGCTGCGGCAAAAGCTGTTGATACAGCTACATCTGCTGTAGAAAAGGCTGCTGAGAAGTCTGCAAATGCCAAAGTGTCTGCCGAGCAACGTGCAGCAGACAAGATCAACAAGATCAATGAAGCAAAAGCGCAGAAGGATTTTCAGCGTCAGTTGCGTAACCTGCAAAAAATGCAGGATGCTGAAGTCAAAGCCGAGCAAAAACGCCTAGAGACTTCAAAGAAGAACTTAGAAGCTGCCAACAAAAAGCGAATTAACCAAGAGCAATCGGAAGAAGAAAAGATTGCCCGTCAGAAAAAAGACCTGTTTAAAAAGGTTTTGGGCGATAACTTGGTTAGCTTTTATGACTTTGCGTCCAAGGTCAAAGATGTTGGAATGAGTACCGTTGGTGCTGCCCTGGGTACGGCAGCACTGGCAATTGCTGGATTTGAGTCTGCTGGTCCATTGGCTGCATTGAGAAAGCAGTCTGGTGGCGCTGGTGTGGCCGCTGGCAACTTCTTGTCATTTGGCCCATCATTTGAACGGTTCTTGAACGATCCTAGTGGCACTCTGCAAGGCATTGCCAATATGCAGTTGAACCTTGCACAACGGGGTCAACTGCAAGCACTGACAGGGCTGACTGGGGCGCAAGTACAGAATAGATCGGCGGATCAGTTGGCTCCAGATGTGTTGAGAGCCATTCAACGCCGCTATCAAGAAAATCCTAGTTTGCAGTATGCCCAAGCGTTTGGCATCGACAAATTGGTCAGCGAAGATGAGCGCCGCCGAATTGGCACAATGAGCAAGTCTGAGCTGGAATCCTCGATTATCAGCAGCCAGCAACAAGGTGCATTCAACCGAATCAACCCTGATTCCTTGAAATCTTGGACCGATCTCTATCAAGCCATTCAAGAGGCCAGTGCGGCAGGTAAGGCATTGATGGGGTCTATGGGTGCTTTGGCTGATGTATTGGGATTTGTAACCAAGGCATTTACCGAAGCATTCCAAGTGCTAAAGTTCATCGTTGATAAGTTATCCATTCCATTTAGCCAATGGTTCTCATCACCATCAAAAGACACGCCTCAGACCAATGCGGCCAATGTTAGCGGTCAATCGGCTGGTGGAGCGCCAGGTACTGGTACTGCTGCTGACAGGCGCAATAACCCAGGCAATTTGAGAAATGTTGGCGGCAGAGGGTTCCAGCAGTTTGGTTCTACTGAAGAGGGCTTTAGGGCTATGGCCCATCAGCTTCAGTTGTACGGCCAAAGACATAATGACACCCTTCAAGGCATCATTTCCAAATGGGCACCCAGCAGCGAAAACAATACGGCTGCTTATATTGCCAATGTTGCCAAAAAAACAGGGTTCTCCTCGACTGAGCATTTGAATTTGAATGATCCAACTGTGCTGTCCAAATTGATGGTTGCAATGGCGCAGCAAGAGGGAACAAAGAATAAATATACGCCTGAGGGAGTTAAATTGATGATTCAAAATAACACAGGCGGCAGCGCAGTTGTCTCTGCAAGTGCGATGGGAGCTTCATAATGGTTACGACAGGCTTAAGCACTTTTCAGCAGCTCTATGAACTCAGTCCAATTTTCTTGGTGGGTGGAGTTGCTGGCAGCGGCGAACCCATACCAATTACTCAAATCTTACAAAATGGTGTGACGCCAAATAATCCCAATGACTATTTTGCTCACTTCAAACCATTACCTGGTGGGACCATTGAGTCTTGGGGTGTTGCTCAATATCCATTGGCAGCTCTGACAACTGCGGCCAATGCCGTGGTCCAGCAGCCTATTTCCATCAGCCTGTTGATGCAATGTCCCGCACAAAATGTTGCTGGGAATAATTACTACAACAAGCTGTCCATCATTTCTTCGCTTAAAAGCACTTTGGACAATCACATCTTGCAGGGCGGTTGGTTCAGTGTATATACGCCTGCTTTTGTTTATTCTGGATGCCTTTTGACATCATTGAAGGATGTTTCTGGCGCTGAAAACAAACAAGTCCAGTTGATGTATCAGTGGGATTTTGTTCAGCCTTTGATTACTGAAGAACAAGCGGCTACGACTCAAACAGCGTTCATGAACAAGGTTACTCAAGGATTTAAAGTCATTGGTCAGCCAGCATACTCTGGAGCGCAATAATGACTACTTATGTAACCTTTGTTGAAAGACCAAATCAGAATTTCCAATTTTCAGCGAATTTGGACAATGCGACCTATACGCTGATTGTCACTTGGAATTTGTTTGGTCAACGGTATTACTTGACTTGCTACACGTTGCAGGGAAATGTTGTATTCAATGTTCCATTGATTGCTTCACCTGACGATTACAACATTAATTTGGCAGCAGGATATTTTAAAACTTCAATTGTTTTTAGGGCCAGCACACAGAATTTTGAGGTGGGCTGATGCGGTATTACAACCTAATGATCACAGATGCCGCATCTGGGGCATTGATCAAACAATACACCAGCACCTCAAATGGAACGCCAAGCGGCACTAATAATGGTGCTGCTTTAAACATTGAATTTGATTTGCCCGTGGCGTCTTATGACGCCCCAATGGGTAACTCTTATGTTCGGGTTTGGGGAATTCCTTTTGCTGACATTTCTCAATCGGCCAACTTTACAAATCAAAACATTACGCTTGAAATTGGTTTGACGGCTGGTCTGCCATTGGCAAATCCAAGTCAAGCCGGATTGGTGCTGTCTGGCACGGTGTTTCAGGCTTTTGGCAATTGGCAGGGTACGCTTTTGACCTTGGATTTGATCATTGCGCCAGCGACTGGAACTCCGGCCAATCCAGTTAACTTAAGTTTTAATTGGCCCAAGAATACCCAGTTGTCCAAGGCCATAGCCCAGTCTTTATCCACAGCTTATCCAACTTATCAACAGAGCATCAACATCAGTTCAGAGTTGGTTTATACCGAAGACCAAAATGGGTTTTATGCCGACTTGAACCAGTTCGGCAATTATTTGTTTCAGACTTCTAAGAACATCATCAAAACTCAAGGTTATGCTGGCGTTAGGTTGTCTGTTCAAAATAATGTGATCACGGTGACTGATAACAGCAACGCTGGCGCTAGTACCAGCACCAGCACGGGAGCTGCTGTTAGTTCTGCGCCGATCACATTGAACTTAAATGATTTTATGTCTCAACCGACATGGATTGACATTGCTACGGTTCAAATTGATTTGGTGGCAAGGCATGATCTGTCTTTGGGCCAAGTGGTCAATTTGCCTAAATTTATTGCATCTAGCACCCAAGCATCATTCTCGCCATTTAGAAATGATTCTGCCTTTACGGGTACTGGGACCATCATCCAAATTCGTCATGTGGGCAATTTGCGTCAACTTGATGGTGATAGCTGGAAGACGGTTGTTAACGTCTTAACTGGAGCTTGAGATGAGTGGCGGTAATGTAACCAAGACCCCTTTTGCTCAAACAATGAATACTTTCGCCCAGCGAAAGGTTCAGGACAATTTACAGCAGCAAGGTCAAGTATTGCCTTGTTCAGTGGTTGCTGTTTTGCATAACGGCACGGCTGTCACGGTTGCCTTCCAAGTTGATCAAAGTTTGGGGTACACCATTCCGCAGGTCACAATGCCTGTGGCTATTTCTCAATACGTTCGGATTCCAATTCAGGTTGGCGATACAGGTATTGCTTTGTCGGCCAGCACCAGGTTGGGTGGCATTTCTGGGCTTGGATCGGGATTGGCTCCATTGAACACGCCCAGCAATTTGGGTGCTTTGGTGTTCATGCCCATCAGCAATATTAGCTGGTCATCCATCGACTCTACAGCCGTTGTCATCAGCTCTGCTCATAGTGATTCTGTAGTAACAATTAGTGATACCGAGATCGTTTCCACCAGAGGCAATTCTGTCGTGACGATTACTGATACCGAAGTCAGTTTGGTGCAAGGTTCCACATCAATTGTTTTGTCTGGCAATAACGTCAACATCAATGGAACACTTATTATTAATGGACAACCATACTTGTCTCACAAACATACTGGCGTCAAGGCTGGTACTGATACCAGCGGAGGAGTAGCGTAATGCGTACTTATGGAACAGATAAAAATGGCAATTGGGTTGAGGTAGATACTCAGCCCAATGGCGAAAATGGCTATGTTTGGTTGACAACCTTAATTCAGACTTTGTTGATGAATTCTGGTGAAAATCCTTTGTATGCCAATTACGGTTTACCTGCGATTCAATCGGTTCAGACTCAAGTTGCACCTGATGCGGCAGTGGCTAGAACACAAAGCCAATTCTCTCAATATTTTGCAAGTTTGGTGGTTACTAAAATAGCAAGTGTCCTTAACCCGACTTACCAAATTAACGCAATTTTCTTGTCAGGAACTGTGTATCAAGCCACAATAGCCACTTAGGATTAGCCCATGACAACTGCACTTACTGCGCCCTATACCGTCACGCCTCCAGCCACACTGGCGGCTGAAGCATTTGCTATTGCTCAAGGGTTAGCCCCAGGCATCACCAGCTTGCCAGCCAATTTGATTGGCGACATGAATGCCACATCTGCTGGTTCTTTATCGGTGGCTCAACAAGCCTTGGTTGATCTGGTCAATTCAGTATCACCCTATACAGCCAATGCACCCATTCTTTATCAACTCGGTAATGTCTATGGGGTGCAACAAGGTGTTGGCTCCAATACTTCTGTCTACGTTACCTTTTCTGGTACACCAGGCTTTGTCGTAAACATTGGCTTTACGGTGTCTGATGGCACTTACCAGTACACGGTTCAGGACGGCGGTATTGTTGAGTCGGGCGGTGTGTCCTCACCTCTGTATTGTTTGGCTACGACTGCTGGCTCTTGGGCGGTTCCAGTTGGGGCAGTGACCCAATTGATTACATCTGTTCCATTGGGCGTCACTTTGAGCTGCACCAATACAACTGCTGGGTTGCCTGGGGCTGCTGCACAAAGTCTGCAATCTTATCAATCTCAAGTCATTCAGGCTGGTTTGGCTACAGGCCAAGGCATGGCGACTTACTTAAAAACCCAGTTGCAAAATGTCAGCGGTGTGCAGTCCAATTTGATTGCTGTCCAACAGGTAACAGCGCCAACTGCTGGCTGGAAAGTCATTGTTGGCGGTGGTGATCCTTATGCTGTGGCCCAAGCCATTTATACCGGCTTGTTTAATATTTTGGATTTGGTCGGCGCAAATGGCTTTATTGGCACTGGCTCGATCTCTGGAACCACACTGACCATTACTTCAGTTACTGCTGGCGCTATCACTTTGGGTTGCCCCATTAGAGGAACTGGTGTTACGGCCAATACGATTGTGACCGCACTCGGTTCAGGTTCAGGTGGCACTGGGACCTATTCGGTCAACAATTCTCAATCGGTGTCTTCTGAAACATTGACCAGTGGCGGCAGCACAGAAACGATTGCCATTCAAGATTTTCCCAATACTTACACGATTCTTTTTGTTGTGCCATTACAGCAAAGCGTCAATGTGGGGATTAATTGGACAACCATTGCGGGTACTAATTTTGTAAGCAATACGGTTGTGGCTTCAGCAGTTCAACCGGCTATTGTGAATTACATTAATTCACTTTATGTTGGTCAGCCCATCAGCATTTTGGAAATGCAGCAAGTATTTCAAACCGCAACGGCAAACATCATTCCTCAAGCCAACATCAATAAATTGACCTTTGCGGTTCAGATTAATGGTGTAAATGCTCCACCTGACGCCAATGGAATTTTGATTCGTGGCAGCTCAGAAGGCTATTTCTATACAACAACGGCCAACATTACGGTAACAAATTCCTAATATGTTGACCCAACAAATACCATCCTATCCATATCAGCAGTATGCGTCTGATGACAGAATCAGCGCATTCTTCACTGCTTACAATGAATTGAGTCAAATCAATTTGAACACCATCAATGCTGTTCAATTGCCAATTTATTTGAATCAGTCTGGCGATCTATTGGATTGGTGTGCTGCTGGTATTTATGGTCTGTATAGAACCTCTTTGCCTGTTGGCGGTTTTATTGAAAAAGGTCCAGTTAACACTTTTGAGTTAAATACCGAACAGCCAAACGAATCGCAACTGATAGCAAATACAGCAAGCTATACGGTTAATGATCTGGTGTTCCAACGCATCATTCAATGGAACACATTCAAAGGTGATGGCTATCAATTCAACATTCGATGGTTAAAACGCAGAGTTCAAAGATTTTTAAGTGGTGCAATTTTCCCAGATCAGACTTACCAAATTAGCGTCACATTTACTGGTGAGAATGCTGTTTTGATTAGTTTGTTGCCACCAACATCAGTAACCCCATCATCTGCTGAATACAACGTAGCGGCTTATGACACGGTTCAATACAACCAGAACCCAATTATTAATGGGTCGAGTCAATCGGTTAACTATATCAATTTAGCCTTGGCTCCTTATCTGCAAGCGGGAATTAACGCTGGTGCGCTACAGCTTCCATTTCAATATACATACACGGTGCAATACTCATGACAACATTTATTTTTGCCAATAATGCCAAATCTACTTTGGCGTCTGGGATTTCATCAACTGCTACTTCGGTGACGTTGGCAACAGGCAGCGGTTCTTTGTTTCCAAGTCCAACATCTGGTCAGCAATTTACTTTGACATTGACCGATTCGGCTACTGGCTTAATTAATGAAATCTGCTATTGCACAGCACGCTCTAGCGACACGTTGACAATTGTGCGTGGTCAAGAGGGAACCACTGCTAGGGCTTGGTCAACAGGCGATATTGCTTCCAACAAAATTACTGCTGGCACAGCGGCATCATTTGCTCAAGGTGGCTCGGGCGGTACTGCAACCAATCTGGCAGGTGGTGCGGCCAATCAAATCGCATATCAAACAGCGGCCAACACAACCAGTTTTATTACTGCACCCACTACTTCTAGCACTTATCTGCAATGGACTGGTAGCGGATTTGCTTGGAGTAACAGCACATCCAGCGGTCCCACATTGTCAAGCAACAATGCTTGGACTGGCACAAATACATTTACCACTATTGGCCCATCATCTGCTGGTGGTGCATCTCTTGGTTCTGCATCTTCTTATTGGAACACTACTTATTCAACCGTCTTCCAATGCGTGACGCCAGGCAGCATTCCGACAACAGGCGCTGTATTTTTTGAAGAAATCTATGGCGGCTCAAATTATGGATGGGTTGGCGGCAATTATGGTCAAATCCTTGGATATGGTGGACTTGGCGGTAGTCCCAATTATGTCAATGTTGCAATTGCAGACGCTAATGGTTTCTATCCAGCATCAAGTGGAACCGCTCTAGGTACATCTGGTTTGCCTTGGGGAACCATTACGGCAACGACTGGTTCTTTTAGCGGCAACGTATCTGGAACATGGAATGGCAGCACAATTTCAGTTTCCAAAGGCGGCACAGGAGTCAATACAACTCCTTCAAATGGTCAGCTATTAATTGGCAATGGCTCTGGTTATTCTGTTGCAAATTTGACGGCGGGTAGCAATGTAACCATTACGAACAGTTCTGGGAACATTACCATTAGCTCAAGTGGATCAGGCGGCGGCGGTCCTTCATTGTCAAGCAATAACGCTTGGACTGGCACGAATACATTTACCACAATTGGCCCATCATCTGCTGGTGGTGCATCGCTTGGTTCTGCATCTTCTTATTGGAATACTGTTTATTCAACAGTCTTTCAATGCGTTACGCCAAGTGGAAGCCCAACAACAGGTGCGGTGTTTTTTGAGGAAGTTCTTGGCGGCTCCAATTATGGATGGGTTGGCGGCAGTACTGGTCAAATCCTTGGATATGGTGCAAGTCCTACTTACACAAATGTTGCAATTGCAGATGCCAATGGTTTCTATCCAAGCACCACTGGGACTGCATTAGGACTATCTGGTTCGCCTTGGGGTACTGTTACTGCAACGACTGGTGCGTTTAGCGGCAACGTATCTGGCACATGGAATGGAAATAACATTTCAACTGCCAAAGGCGGCACAGGTTTAAGCACAACACCTACAAACGGCCAATTGTTGATTGGCAATGGCTCTGGGTATTCGCTTGGTACTCTGACAGCAGGAAGTAATGTCACCATTACAAATAATGCTGGCAGCATTATTATTAGTTCTAGTGGATCAGGTAGCGGCCCCACATTGTCAAGCAATAATGCTTGGACTGGTATCAATACGTTTACCAATATTGGGCCATCATCTGCTGCTGGCGCATCTCTTGGTTCTTCTTCCTTGTATTGGAATACTGTTTATTCAACGGTCTTCCAATGCGTTACCCCAAGTGGAAGCCCAACAACTGGTGCAGTGTTCTTTGAGGAAATTTATTACGGTTCCAATTATGGATGGGTTGGTGGAACTGTTGGTCAAATTCTTGGATATGGTAGTAGCGGTAGTTATACAAATGTTGCGCTTGCCGATGCGAATGGTGTTTACCCAGCCACAAGTGGAACAGCATTAGGCACATCTACTTTGCCTTGGGGAATCCTTACTGCAAAGAATGGGTTCTTTGGTTCTGGTTCCACAGGATATGTTCCTCCTTCTGGAGCGTACATTGGCACGATCTATTCAAACGCCACCACCACAAATGGCAGCGCATTAATTACTACTGCTTACAACAATAGTCAATATAACTGGAGCGCAGTTGTTCAGACCACTTCGCAGTACATAGCTTATTTCAGCCAAGGGTCTTCTGGTGGCGGTTTGACTGGTATTGGTTCCATTACCTATAACGGCACTGGTACTACTTACGGCACTTCGTCAGATCGCCGACTCAAAGAAAATATTGCTGCATTGCCAGCAGGTACTGGTTTGGCAAAGATTGCAGAAATGCAACCCCGATCTTTTACCTGGAAGCAAAATGGCACAGAGGATATGGGCTTTATTGCCGATGAGTTGCAAGCTGTGGTTCCTGCGGCTGTTAGCGGAAGCCCAACAGATGTGCATGAAGATGGCTCAATTAAGCCCCAAGCCATTGATACATCATTCTTGGTGGTCTATTTGGTTCAAGCAATTCAAGAATTGGCCGCTGAAGTTGCAGCACTTAAAGGAAAAGCATGACTATTTTAAATTTCACCAATAACGCTGCCTCTACTTTGGCTGCGGGAGTTGGCCCTTCGGCTACGACAATTGTCTTGGCAACGGGCACTGGCGCATTATTCCCAGCCAACAACTTCAAAATGACTTTGTTGAATGCCTCAAATCAGGCAATCAATGAAATTGTTTTTGTGAATTCGGTCACGGGTGACACTTTAAATGTTGTTCGCGCTCAAGAAGGCACAACTGCACTGACTTGGAATGCGGGTGACTTGGCTCAACTTTTGGTGACCGCTGGCGGCTTAAGGGCATTTGTTCAATCTGATCAATTGCAAGCCTCAACTTATACCAGCGCCACCGCTGGTGGTTCAGCCAATTCTTTGACAGCCACTTTGACATCAGGTCTGACAACATTGCCCAACAATTTGTCATTCTTCATTCTTGCCGAAGCGGCCAATACAGGTGCGGCCACATTGACTTTGACGCTTGGCTCCAATGTGCAGCCAGCCTATTCAATCGTTAAATACGGCAATGTGGCATTGGCTGCTGGCGACATTCCTGCTGCTGGGTATCCAATTCAACTGGTTTTCTCCACAGCTTATAACGCATTTGTTATGACCAATCCGGCCACCGGATCAGTCGGCTCTTTGTCTGGCGGCGGTACAAACACAATCGTTTATCAATCCAGCACAGGTGTAACAAGCTATGTGTCCCCTGGACCCAATGCCGCAGGTGAGGTGTTGGAGTGGAATGGTTCCAACTTTACTTGGGCCAACATTTCTGGCGCTGTTGCCAGCTTCAATGGTCGCACTGGTATTGTTATTCCTCAAGCGGGTGACTACACAGCAGCGCAAGTTGGTGCTGTTAGTTTGTCCAGCACAACGGGGTCTAATCAACAACTGTCCAACCCTGGCTATCAAGTGTTGCCTGGCGGCGTCATCATTCAATGGGGCAGCATAAGTGGAGCCACCTCCCCTGGGACAATTACATTCCCCAAAGCATTCCCCAATGCTTGCTTTATGGTGATTGGCGGAAATACGCTGGAACGAAATTCTGTGACGTCATCAGTTTTCAACTGGACTCAAACCAGTTTTGGATTTGACCAAACTGGTTATTTGAGCTGGATTGCTATTGGTTATTGAGTTAGAGGGGATGTGTCGTTAGAATCGACCATCCCCTAATGAGGCGCACATGATCAATATTATTTACGCAAATAACGCCCAGTCTACTCTTGCAGAGCCTCTCATTTCATCGGCAACTGTTGCCTATTTAGCCCCAGGCACTGGCTCGTTGTTTCCGCAAATTTCTGGAAATCAATACTTTTGGTTGACATTCAGTGATGCGTCAACAGGGATGCTGACAGAAATTGTCAAAGTTGTGTCTCTGTCTGGTGATGTTGCTAGTATTGTTCGCGCTCAACAAGGCACAACTGCTTTGAGTTGGAATGTTGGCGACTATGCAGCCAACCTCTATACAGCCGCTGACGCCACCAATTTCGTTCAGACTACTGAACTTCAAGCCAATTCATACGCTTATTCTGCCGATACAGGCACAGCTAACAACTATGTTCTGAACTACAACCCTCCCATCACTCAAGTCAATGATGGGATGTCTTTGACGTTCAAACCAGCCAACTCCAATACTGGTGCTAGTTATGTAACTATCAATGGCTTGCCTCCTGCTCAAATTATTTCTGAGCAAGGATTTTCGCTGCCATCCGGACAATTGTATGCTGGTGGTATGTATTTCATTACCCGTAGCGGCTCTTATTGGGTGTTAAGCGGTGCTGGTGGTGGTATTGGTCCTCAAGGTCCTCAAGGCCCAACGGGTCCAGTTGGCGCTCAAGGCAATACTGGTGCGACTGGCCCTACTGGATTGCAAGGCCCAACGGGTAGCCAAGGTGCTACTGGGTTGACAGGCCCAACTGGCGCACAAGGTAATGTTGGGCCTACTGGCCCTCAAGGTATTCAGGGCGTTCAAGGTATTCAGGGCGTTCAAGGTAATACTGGCCCAACAGGCGCTCAAGGCAATACAGGTCCAACAGGCCCAACGGGATCAACCGGAGCCACTGGTGCTACAGGCCCAACAGGGCCTACTGGCGCACAAGGTATTCAAGGCAATACTGGCCCAACAGGTTCTACTGGTGCAGTTGGCCCCACTGGCCCAACAGGCGCTCAAGGCATTCAGGGCAATACTGGGCCAACAGGCCCAACTGGCGCACAGGGCATTCAAGGTAATGTTGGCCCAACAGGACCAACAGGTTCGCAGGGCAGCACTGGTAATACTGGGCCAACAGGTCCCACTGGTTCGCAGGGCAGCACTGGTAATACTGGGCCTACTGGCCCAACAGGCTCTCAAGGTACTATTGGTAATACTGGCCCAACCGGCCCGACAGGTACTTCTGGTAACTTGTATGCCACTACCAGTACAACGTCTTTAGCGATTCAGACGGGGAATATTACTTTAACTGTTGGCACAAATCTGTCCTATACAGTTGCCCAGCCTGTCATTGTTGCCAATAGCTCTAGCAACTACATGGTGGGTGTCATTATTAGCTATTCGGCTAGTACTGGCGTCATGGTGGTTAATGTCGGCAGCAGTGTTGGTGGCGGCACATTTACCTCTTGGAATGTTAACTTAAACGGTGCATCTGGCCCTCAAGGCCCAACTGGTGCAACTGGCCCTACAGGTGCGGCATCTAATGTTGCTGGACCTACTGGCCCAACAGGTGCGACAGGTGCAGCCTCCACAGTCGCTGGTCCGACAGGCCCAACTGGAACAACAGGCGCTGTTGGTCCGACAGGCCCAACGGGCGCACAGGGCAATGTTGGCCCGACAGGCCCAACGGGGACTACTGGCGTTCAAGGCCCAACTGGCCCGACAGGTGCAGCCTCTACAGTTGCTGGCCCGACAGGCCCGACTGGTGCAACAGGTGCTGCCTCTACTGTGCCTGGACCGACTGGCTCGACTGGTCCTACAGGCCCAACGGGAACGACTGGTGCTGGTGGCCCGACTGGCCCGACTGGTGCTGGTGGCTTTACTGGCCCAACTGGCCCAACGGGTGCGACTGGCGATACAGGCCCTACAGGCCCACAAGGTATTCAGGGCATTCAGGGTATTCAAGGCGTAGCAGGTCCCACAGGCCCGACAGGCGCTCAAGGCAATGCAGGTTCTAATGGCCCAACAGGTCCAACAGGAACTGCGGGTTCTGCTGGGCCAACGGGTTCAAATGGGCCAACCGGCCCGACAGGGTCTAATGGTGCGACAGGCCCAACTGGCCCTCAGGGTACTCAAGGTATTCAAGGTAATGCTGGCCCGACAGGTTCAAATGGTCCAACAGGCCCAACGGGTTCAACTGGTTCTACAGGCCCAACTGGCCCTCAGGGTATTCAAGGTAATACTGGACCTACAGGATCAACTGGTGCTACAGGCCCAACGGGTGCTACAGGTCCCACGACTTACCCTGGCGCTGGTATTGCTAATTCAACTGGTACAGCTTGGGGTACAAGTTACTCTATAAATGTAGCTAATGGCATTCCAGTATTTGATGCCAATAAAAACCTAACAACAAATTGTTTGTTTGAAGGTTATACAAGCCAAGCTGCAAGCGGCACAACAATAACGCTTACTGCTGGCTCTGTCCAAAATTGGGCCATTACGGGTTCTGGTGGGCAAACTATTAAATTGCCCGATGCAACTACATTGCCAAATGGCGCTACGTTTACTTTTAATAACAATCAATCTAGCGGCACAATTGTTATTCAAAACAATTCCGCAACAACGATTGCAACTGTTCAAACAGGTTCTTACATAACAGTTGTTTTGTTGAGCAACTCTATTGCAGCAGGTTCGTGGGATTTTCACAATTCCGCTCCTTCTAATGTTAGCTGGTCAACCAACACGCTGAATTGGGCTGGTTCATACACAAACGGCACATGGAATGGTAATGCTATTGGTATAGCTTATGGCGGCACAGGCCAGACAACGGCTTCTGCTGCTTTTAATGCTTTGTCGCCCATCACATCAACGGGTGACTTGATTCTTGGCAACGGCAGCAATAGCGCCACACGTTTGGGTATTGGTACAAATGGTTATGTTCTGACAAGTAACGGCACGACCGCATCATGGGCGGCAGCTAGTGGTGTGAGTTTGTCAACTGCTAACACTTGGACAGCCACACAGACGTTTAACGGCTCTACAAGCACGTTTGGCACTACTCTGCTGGACAGCAACGAAACGGTCAACGTGGTGGCTGCTGCGCCCTCTAGCACGACTAACTTCTACGTTCAAAGCGGCTCGGTTCAATATTACACAACCAGCGCTGCTAACAACTGGACGCTAAATATCGCATTCAGTTCTGGCACAAGCATGAACACGGCTTTGTCAACAGGCCAATCGGTGACCTTCACGTTGATTACTACGCAAGGTTCTACGGCTTACTACAACAACGCTGTGACGATTGACGGCACATCGGTGACGCCTAAGTGGATTGGTGGCGCACCTAGTGCTGGTAATGCGTCTGGACTTGATGTTTACCGCTATGCCGTTGTAAAAACAGGAAGTGCCACATACACAGTTTTGGCAAGCCTTACACAATACAAATAAGGATTAGCAATGCCACTTCAGCAAACTTCAGGTAATGTAACGCAAGATGCCTATGGTGGTGGTGCATCTGCGCCAGCACCTTTGTATGTAGAAAATGTTTTTAGCACTTATTTGTATAGCGGAACTGGTTCAAATCAAGCAATACCAAACGGAATTCCATTGGCATCAACTTCAACATGGAATACTATTCAATACGGCATCAATTTTCCTTATGGGCAAACATATTTTTCTACAACTGATAGTAGTGGAAATATTTATGTTTGCGGACAAACATCTCCTGATTCCAGTAATTTTTATGCTTTTATAGCAAAATTTAATTCTTCAAACGTTTTGCAATGGCAAAATTTTTTAATATCTAGCACAGTTGGTATTTTTTCGGGAATTTGCTTAGATTCTTCCGGTAATTCTTATGTTGCCGGTTATGCAAGTGATGGAACTAATAACTTTGGAATTATTGCAAAATATAATAGTAGTGGCACTATTCAATGGCAAAGAAAATTAACATATTCTTCAGGATGTACATACAATAATATTGCAATTGATTCATCAAATAATTTGTATGTTGCAGGACAAGGTTACGATGGAACAAATTATTACGGAATAATTGCAAAATATAACAGTAGTGGGTCATTGCAATGGCAACGAAAAATAGTTGAAGAAGGAAATGCACAATTCAACGGAATAGCCGTTGATTCAAGTAATAATGTTTATGTTACTGGTGGTGCAGTTAATTCAGGGAATAACTATACTTTAACCGTTAAATATAATTCTTCAGGTTCATTGCAATGGGCAAGAAAGTATACAAATGTAAACGCGTCTAGAGCAACAGGATTGGTATTAGATAGTTCTTCTAATGTATATATTGCAACATTTGGAGGTAGTTCTAATAATGTTGTTTATCTTCAATACAATTCATCGGGAACATTGCAATGGCAATATATTTTAAGTAATACAGGCCCATATGGAAATTTGTGTTTAGATTCATCAAATAATATTTATATAACAGGCGCACAATCAAACGGTGGAAAATTTATATTAAAAACCAATTCTTCTGGTGTTATATCTTGGGCTTTAAACGCATATACATTTGAATCTAATGTAAGCGTGCAATTTTTGTCTACTGACACATCTGGAAATCTTTATGTAAATGGCACTGGTGGTATTGGATTAAATGATATTGCTGTAACTGCAATCATAAAACAAGATGGTTCAATTTCTAATGGTGGATATTCATTAGTTTTATCTTCAAATAATACTATTGCTTCATCATCAACATCTGGAACTGATTCTTCATCAAGTGCAACGGATTCCGCAGGAAGTGGAACAGATGCGGCAAGCACGGCAACAACCTCAAGTGGCACGGCACTTTATAGTATCTATAACCAACCTGCTGTTTCAACAACTGGTGGAATGGTTTGGATTAAAGATAGAAGTGCAACTAATTCAAATGTTGTTTTTGATACTGTTCGTGGTGCAACTAAGTATTTAGTTACTAATTCAACAGTTGGGCAAACTACGGATGCAGCAACATTAACATCATTTACTGCGGATGGTTTTAATTTAGGTACTGATACTACTAATCTTGTTAATGGTTCTGATAATTATGCTTCATGGACATTCCGTAAAGCACCTAATTTTTTTGATATTGTGACGTATACGGGTACAGGTTCTGTTCAAAACATTGCACATAATCTTGGCTCAACACCGGGGTGCATGATTATCAAAAAAACAAGTAGCACAGGAACTTGGATTATTTATTTTGCTGATAACGGTTCTGGATGGGGTGGTAATAGTTATTATTTGGGTTTAAATCTTACTGCCGCAGCAACAAGCACAGGATACCCCGGAGTTTGGGGGGCAACAGACCCTACATCAACCCAATTTACTGTTGGTACAGATACAAACGTAAATGCGTCTGGTCAAACATACATTGCTTATTTGTTTGGTAATGGCGGTACAGGCGGTTTTGGATTGTCTGGAACTCAAGATATTATTAAATGTGGATATTACACGGGTAATGGAAGCACAAGTGGGCCATCTATAACTTTAGGATTTGAGCCTCAATGGGTTTTGACAAAAGCAGCATCACGAACTGGAGCATGGGCTATTAGTGATGTTATGCGACAAATGTCTCAAACAAATGATGCAGTTTTAAATCCCAATACTACTGGTGCTGAAGCCGTTTTAGGCGCGCCTTTAATTATTCCAAGTGCAACAGGTTTTAAAGTAAGTTCAACTGACCAAAATTACAATAATTCTGGCGATACATATATGTATATAGCCATACGCAGAGGCCCAATGGCCATACCTACATCCGGAAATAGTGTTTTTACTCCTGTTGTGGATTTTTTATATGGCAGTTCTGCCGCAATCACTACCGGTTTTACAGAAGATTTATTAATACAAAATGAAAATAATGCTGCAAAAACAGGAAATATTTTTGATTGGGATAGATTAAGAGGGTCATCAAGTGCAAAAGGTGTTTATCTATTAACTAATAGCGCATCAGCGGAAACTTCACAATCAACATATGCAATAGGATTTGATATAAACGCTGGAATTTTTGATAATTTTATGGGTTCAAACTTTGGCATTAATGACAATGTAACTTATTGGAATTTTGCTAGAGCACCTGGATTTTTTGATATTGTTTGTTACATTGGAACAGGAAGCGTTACTACAATTAATCACAATTTGAATGCTGTTCCTGAACTAATGATTGGTAAAAGGCGTGGTGGAAATGCTGGATGGGGTGTCTATTCTGCGCCAACAGGTAATGCCAACAGATTAGTTTTGAATATTAATGCGGCAGTTGCAAGTGACACAAATTTATTAAATAGCACCAATCCAACAAGCACAATTGTTACTTTAGGTAATTCAGCTTATTTAAATGCTTTTTCACAAACACAAGTTTTATATTTATTTGCTAGTCTTTCAGGTGTATCTAAAGTTGGTTCCTATACAGGAAACGGAACAGGGCAATCAATAGCTTGCGGGTTTGGTGCAAATGGGGCAAGATTCATTCTTATTAAGCGCACAGATTCAACGGGTGATTGGTATTGTTTTGATAGTGCAAATGGGCTTACATCAACTTCTAGCCCTTACACAAAATGGAATGCCGGTGGCGCACAAACCACAGGCAACAATGGAACATACGCATCTAGCGGTGGATTTACATTGGGGTCAACCGCTTCAACAACTACAAACATTTCATCAGCAAGTTATATTTTCTTAGCAATCGCATAAGGACAAATCATGCAAATTCGACTACGCTCAAATGGACAAGTAATGTTTGAGGAGGCTTTTCGTCAACACATTGCTTCCAACGGTGGCCCTACATGGGGTCAAACCACGACTGAAATTCTTAACAAACTGCAAGCCGATGTGGTGTTTGATGGGCCTAGTCCTACGCTGACACACTACCAAGTCGCTAGTGCTGGCCCTGCTGTTGAAGAAAACGGTCAATGGTACACATCGTTTGTCGTGACCGACATGGACGCTGACGCCAAAGCAGCAACTGACGCAGCCCAAGCAACATCGGTACGCCAACAACGTGACGATAAGCTGTCTAAATGCGATTGGACACAAGTTGCTGATGCGCCAGTAGATAAAGCAGCATGGGCAACATATCGTCAAGCCTTGCGTGACTTGCCTAAAGAAGCTGGCTTTCCTTGGACAATCACATGGCCTACTGAACCCACCTAAAATTGTGCAATAATTTATTTCCCTTTAACTCTTTAGGATTGATGATGGCTGATGCACCAACTTCGATTAATGTTCCCAAAACAACTTTTGACATGATCATGAACTACTTGGCAGAACGTCCTGTCAAAGAAGTTTATGGTTTGGTCACTGACTTGATTAAACTTGCCAATGAGCAAGTTCCTGTTGAAGTTCCTGCTGAACCCCAAGCATAAATATGCCGTTCAGCTCGGCATCGGGCAAAGACTACATTAAGTCTTTGCGTCTGGCAGGGAAAAGAATTGTAGACATTGGTGCTGGTAGTGGCACATACAAAAAACTTCTCCCCGAACTATCAAGTCACTGGACCGCCGTAGAAATTTGGCAACCCTATATTGAAAAGTATGGGCTTCATGATCTATACGATGAAGTCATTTGCGCCGATGCCAGGACAATTGACTATACAAATTTTGATATGGCTTTTGTTGGCGATGTGCTGGAACACATGACATCTGATGATGCCAAAGCACTGCTAACAAATCTCAAGTCATCATGCCGAACAGTCATTGTCAGCATTCCCTTGGGCTACTATCCCCAAGATGAATACGACAACAATCCTTATGAAAAGCACATAGTGGATAACTATTCACACGAACAAGTTATTGAACTGTTTGGCAAGCCCACAGAGTACCAGATTGATCAAGAAATCGGGGTTTATGTGTACCGCAAACTAAAGATTGCCATCTCGGCCATCAGCAAAAACGAATCACAATTTGTTCAGCGTTTTTGCGAATCTGCAAAAGACGCTGACCTGATTCAAATTGCTGATACTGGTTCCACAGACGACACCGTTAATGTTGCTGAAGAATGCGGTGCAACCGTCCATCACATCTGCATTTCCCCTTGGCGCTTTGACCATGCGAGAAATGCCGCTATTGCACTCCTCCCCAAAGACATTGATGTTGTTATTGCTCTGGACCTAGATGAAGTCATGGAGCCAGGTTGGCGAGAAGAAATAGAACGTGTCTGGGTTGAAGGTACAACTCGTCTGCGCTATCAGTTTGACTGGGGTGCTGGCATCAGGTTCTATTACGAAAAAATCTTTGCCCGTCATGGCTATCATTGGCATCACCCTGTCCATGAGTATCCTGTACCGGACAAGCGCATACAAGAAGTCTACGCTCATACCGACAAGTTATTGGTCAGCCATTACCCTGACCCTACCAAGTCCAGAGGGCAATACTTGCCTCTCCTACGCATGGCCGTAGAAGAAGACCCACATTGCCCAAGGAATGCTTTTTACTTTGCCCGTGAACTGACGTTCTACCAATTGTGGGAAGAGGCTGTTGACCGCCTGAAGTATTACCTCAATATGCCTGAGGCGACTTGGGTCAATGAACGTGGTTATGCCATGCGTTTACTCGGCCAAGCCTATGACAATTTAAATCAATATGATGAGGCGATGGCTTGGTATCGCAGAGCTGTTGCAGAGTCTCCCAATACCCGTGAGGTATGGGTTGATTTGGCAATGGCTTGTTATATGCGTAAAGACTGGGAGAGTTGCCGGTATGCGGCCAAACAGGCTTTGAATATCAAAGACAAGGCTTTGGTCTATACCTGCGATCCAGCGGTATGGGGCGGTAAACCCCATGATCTTTTGGCAATAGCTGCTTGGAATTTGGGTGATGTAGAAACAGCTATTGAGCAAGGGCAATTGGCGGTTGATTTGGAGCCGTATGATTTAAGGTTAAAAACCAATCTGGATCATTACTTGGCAGCAAATCAAGATGAGGGTAAACTCGCTGTAGATTAACTTTCTATCTTAAGGATAGCTATGGCGACTTCTGGCAATAACCCACCCAATTACGTTACCAATCCTGCTGCGGCTATCCCTGTTTATGTTGCCAGCAATGCAGCGGTAACTTCAATTGTTACTGGTCAGCAAACGGCCACCACGACAGCAACCGCTTTGGCTAATCACGCTTTGAGTTCTAGCGTGACTTTGTCTGCACCTAGCACCAATGCTGCTGTTTTGTATGTGGGCACTGCTGGCGTGACATCTTCTACTGGCTTTGCACTGGGTGCAGGTCAATCGGTTAATCTGCCCATTTCTAACACCAACCTCATCTACATTGTTGCCCCCACTGGTTCCCCTGTGGTTACTTACCTAGGTGCATAAATGGATGCTGTGGAGAAGCAAGTGCTTGCGACTGATGCGCGGTTGAACACGCATGAGGCGATTTGTGCTGCTCGATACCAAGCCATTCAAGAGCGTTTTGATGATGGTTCCAAGAGGATGCAAAGGATTGAATACATCCTTTATCTTTTGATTGCGGTGTCATTGTTCGGTCCCAAATATCTGGAACAATTGTTTAAACACCTGATGGGAGTTTGAAATGATTGATCCGGTCAGCATTGGTTTAGCCCTAACGGGAATTCAAAAAGCGGTATCGCTTGTTAAACACGCAGCCAAGACGGCTCAAGACGTTCAATCTTTAGGGCCAGCACTAGGCAGTCTTTTTTCGTCAGCATCCAATGCTGAAAAAGCGGTTGCTGAAGCCAAGTCATCGGGCAACGCATCCAATATGCAGATTGCCATGCAGATTGAGCTGGAGCTGGATAAGGTTCGGGAAATCAAAGCTCACTACCAGCTTGAATTCATGAAGGTCGGCAAGGTTGATGTCTGGAACAAGATTATTGAGCGTGCCGGAAAAATGGATGCAGCCGATAAGTTTGCTGCAAAGGCCGCAGAAGACCGAGCCAAGGCCAAGAAAAAAGAGCAAGAAGAGTTTTTTGTTATTGCTTTAATTGCAGTCTTAGTGGTTGTTCTTGGCTACGTTGGCTATCTGTTTGTTCAAGAATCTGTTGATTATGCTAAAAAGAATAGCCATTCTGTGCATCATCGTTCTTAGTGGCTGCTCTGATAGGTATCGTTATACCTGCCAAGATTTTGACCACTTTCAAGACCCTGAATGTCAGCGCCCAAGGTGCTTGTTTACGCAAACCTGCCCTGACTACTTAGTTGCCCCTGTTTTGGAGAAACAAGTTGAATCTACTCAGCAACAACCCAGAACACAAACTAACCGCTGAAGAAATCGAAGTTCGTATCTGGGCTATTGTGGTGCTTGCCATCACGGGTATTCTGTTCTTTATCGTTATTTGCTTGCTGTATTCGGTCACGTTTGTTGTCCAGCCTATCAAGGCTATGGCTCCAATCGATCAGGCTTACACCAAGATGCTGAACGACATTGTTTTGCTATTGGTAGGTGGTATCGGTGGCATCGTTGGTAAGCGGGTCGCTGGTGGGGTTGCTGGTACTTTGGCTGGTGTTAAAGCTGCAACCAATACGCCAGCACCTTGCTACGGTCAGCCCATGCAGCAGCCTATTGGTATTTATCCACAGCAACAAAGCCAAGCCTTTGGAGCCATGCCCACGTTTGTGAATCCTGAGTTGGATGAATCGTGGCGTCCTCCACCACCGCCCACGACACCGCCGGATCATTTACATCCGGAGCGGGAAGAAATTGCTGCTGAACGTGCTGCTGCGAAGGAAGAAGAATGACTTGGTTTTTAACTTTCTTCAGTGATCTGTTTTACGTCATTGCCTGTGCGGCCATGATCGCCGGTGTTGCAATGTATGGCGTCAGCTACTTTGTGAAGCTGCTGCCTATGATTGCAACTTACGCTTTATTGATGCAAATTGGCGGTGTGGTTTTAGCTTTAGGTGGGGGTTACTATGTGGCCGACCATAAAGGTTATGAGCGAAGAGTCGCCGAAGACAAAGCAGAAATCGAACGATTGAACGCTGAAGCAAGGGCTAAAGAAGAAGAACTTGCCCAGACGTTAAAAGACAAGACAGCAGCACTTAGAAAGGCATCCAATGCTATTAAGCAAAAACAGATTAGTATTGTTCAGCGCATTGACTCTGGCGAGTTGCACATCCCAAATTCCTGTGGTTTACAAGCCAGTTCAGATGCCGGAGCTGCCGGAGGAAATCCAAAAGATGGAGCCGAATCTGAGCGACAGGCTCTTAAAGATATTGCAGCCATCGCAGCCGACGGCGACCTCGCCATCACCCGCCTCAACGCCTGCATCGACACCTACAACGCAGTAAAGGACAAGGTCAATGTTAAACAGTGATCAACTCCACAAACTTGGCATCAGCGCCGACTGGGTTGATGGGCTGAACAAGACCTTCGAGCGGTTCCACATCGACACGCCTAAGAAACAGGCCATGTTCCTTGGTCAGTGCGGCCATGAATGTGCCAATTTCAAAATCCTAGAAGAGAACCTAAACTACAAAGCGGCAACGTTGATGCGGTTGTGGCCCAAACGCTTCCCGACTCAAGAGATTGCTAACCAGTATGCAGGAAACCCCAAAAAAATTGCCAACATGGTATACGCGAATCGAATGGGGAACCGCGAGGAGGCTTCTGGAGATGGGTATAGATTTAGAGGCAGGGGGTGTGTTCAGCTTACCGGACACTCAAATTATTATCACGCCGGACAAGCCCTTGGCGTTGACTTTGTGATGCACCCAGAGCTTGTTGCCACTCCAGAATATGCTGCACTGACTGCTGGCTGGTTCTGGGATACGCACAAGTTGAACGCCTCGGCCGAAGCCTGGGACTTCATCAAATGCACCAAGATCATCAATGGTGGAACTATTGGTTTAGAGGAACGGCGTAATCACGCCGAACACGCACTACAAGTGCTGGCATAAAAAAGGGGCTTATAGCCCCTTTTATTTTAGAACATTGATCGCAAGGATTTGATCAAGTCACCCACTTTGCTACGCACATCATTTGTCGCTTCAGCAATGGCATCTTCAATTTTGTCCAAATATGAATGTGGGGTATCAACGTCAGCGGGTGCGTCTTCAGTTACCTCTGCGTCCACAGGAACGCTGCTATCAGTATCAACTGAAGCAGCAGCAGGAACGGCGACAGGATCAGAATGATCGCCAGCAGTATTGGTATCCACAGGAGCAGCCGCAGCGACAGCGTCAGCAGTTCCGGTATCAGCCACAGGAACCACAGCAGGTGCTGTAGTGTTTGCTGCATCAGTTGTTTGAGTAGTTGCATCGGTGTTTGGGGTTGCATTTTGATCAGTCATTTGATTCATCCTTAATTAAATTACGAGCTGGTCTACCACGGCGAACTTTGATGATACTGAAATCGTCAGGAAGTAGCCACACACCGCCGAGTTGTTTGGCTCCAGGTATTCTGCCCGATTTCGCCATCAGTCTAATTTGCCTCGATGACAGATTTATTTTCTGGGATGCTTCTTCAGTGGTTATCATTTTTTCAGTTCAATTTCTTTTTCTAACAATTTAACTTTTAGATCAATGGCTTTCATTTTTTTGTGAATTTCTTTGCCCAAGAACATGAACGAATCCAATTTCAAAAAAGCCGAACCCAAAGTTTCCTTTAGGTCATCCATTTCTTTTTTCAGTTCTTTATTGGTTGTCATGCTTTTTTTCTCGAAGTTCTTTTAGTTGGTCCCTTAACCGTGAGTAACCTGCGTAATGCAAAGCCATTTCGTAAGAACCATCTTGAGCGCTTTTCCAATGCGCTTGGGCTTCTAAAATCTTTTTCATCTCAGCGAGTATTTGTTCTTCAGTCATGCTTCACCTCTTGCTCGGATTGCTTGTGCGCAAATTAATTCAACCCGTAATGTGTAGTAATCACTTATGCTGTCCATGTCATCACACACCCTTGCACACGCCTCACGCTCATGCTGTGCTACCAGTTTGGCAAAGGCTTTAAGAAAATCACGCACTTCGCCGACAGTAATTTGGTCGCTGTAAATATCAACCCATGTTTTGCTGCCAACATGAGCCTGTTT